GGTTTGTCTGTGTTTATAAGTTTTTTTACGGCTGGTCTAGGGCGTTAACAACTCGGAGGGGTATTTCATGGCTTAAATGCCCAACTAGACCAGCCTCAACTCAGTTATGTGTACTTTTGCTTTTGAGTTTTATGCTGAAACGTACGTTTGACTGTTTGTTACACCGCAAAAGTTTTATGATGTCTCCCACTAAGTAGGTTTATAAATAGTGATTCTTGTGTCCACTCTAACAAAAAAGCCTAAACGTCACAGCAAAATTGAACTTTTGCCCCAGATTGTACGTGATTTGATCGATCAGGCTGCAGAAAGAGGGGAGTCAGCTGAAAAAATTGCGTCGTTACTCCGCGCAGAAGAGAAAATTAAGATCTCAGATGATTCAGTTCGCAGGTATATGCGGCGTTTGTTAACGAAAAACATCCATCAGGGACTTAATCAATACAGAAATTTCTTGAAAGATTTACCTGAACAAGTGGATGCCCTCAAAACTTTAGCTGAAGGCATTGTCATGCAGAAAGCGCGTCTTGGCATGATGGTGAATAAAGAGAAGTCTTCTGAGAAAACATTCACTTCCACAGATAAAGCGCTTGAAGTTCTTCGTGAATTAGCCAGCGACCTGGCTGAACTTGAAATGCGCATGGGCATACGTAAATGTGTAGCACCAAACAGCGGCGGCGTTGCTGGAGGCAGTGACGAAGACATAGCCAAGATGATTGGCACAATAGTTGAAACGACCAAGGAGAAAAAACCAGCTGAGTCAACAACAAACTGTACTGTTGAACAACCTGCAGTCAATACTTGACAACAGCGGAATATCGCCTACCGAATGCTGCAGGGCCATTCGGTACGTAGTTTTAACTTTCCTCCGCAATGATTTACCTGACGGCTTGTATCCTTATCAAAACCGAGTTTCCGATCTTATTTTGGAATTAGCCACTGCCATGAAAGGCGAAGAAGGCATAGTAAACCAGTGCAGGCAAAGCGGCAAAACAGAAGCAGTTGTCATCAGCTTAATCGTTCTGGCCATCTATTACTGCCGAGTTAAAAAGAAGAATTTTCGTGTAGGAATTTTTGCGCCTGCAGCAACCCAAACAATCCTCACGGTGAAGGAACGGCTGCGGAAACGTTGCAATGGCGCCAGGCGCGTTCTCCAGATCTTTGGTGTTCGCCTTGTTGTCGGTGAAGGATTAGGTTCTGAACTTTTCATTCTGCAACACCGTACCAGGGAAGGAGACGAATATGATTTTCGGGTCCGCTGCTTCAGCATCAGCCCAGACGCAAACATCACGTCGGAAACTTTGAACCTTATCATTATCGAACAGTCAGAAGACGTGGATCCTATGAAGATGACTAACGACGTTTTTCCTATGGCTGCCGCAGTAGGTGGCGCCAGGATATTGGATGGCACACCTAAGAACGAAGTTATCAACACATACTTCTATGATGCCTGCACCAAACGTGAAGAAGGCCCAAGGTATCTTCGTGTGGTCTACACTGAAGCCCAAGAGTTCAATCCAAAGTACAAGGCTTACTGCGAAGAAATGATTGACAAGCTTGGCATAGACAGCATTGCCTTCCGTACACAGTATGGTTGCGAATGGCGTTTGGGAGTTGACAAACTCTGCATCCTGGAAGACCTAGTTGATCTGTCACGTAAGCACCCTGTTATTCTTCCAATCGTAGATGGCAGACCAATGTTTGTCGTCGGCGGCGGCTGGGACGTAGCGAAATCTCTTGACCGCAGTGTCTTCACACTTGGCTGGAGAGAAGGCGAAGTTATCCACGTGGTCAAGTGGATCGTGTTTGAAGGCGACGACTACACTGACCAAGTTGACGCAATCGCCCAGGCACTGATTGACAACGGCGCATCTTCAGTTCTTATGGATTCTGCAGGTGTAGGTGACCCCACAATGGATCTTCTACGTAAAAGCCTCCGGGAGAAAGAAGGCGGAGTCCGTGTGAAAATCGACGGAGTAAAAACAAACCTGGCTATGGAAGACGACATAAACAGCAAACTCTTGGTTACCGCAGTTAAAGAGGGCCTCTTTGATTTCCCAAGCAAAGAAGAATGCGAAGCTATGGGCGGCGTGCAAATGCGCAAGTACCGAGACATGTTCCTATCAGAATGTTGCGACCTGGAGAAACATTGGAACGGCAACATGCTAAAGACAAAAGCGCCTAAAGGACAAGACCGCCATGATGACTTCCCCAAAAGTTTAGGTTTACTTCTCCGATGCTTACTTAAGCCTCCTGTTAAAATAAGCATACGAGCTGTTGACTATTGAAAGAAATTTACATAAAAGGGCCAAAGCCAATTCAGCATGACTTACGTTTAAGTAACGCGTTGTCCCAAACTGGCGGTTGGAACATTCTTGCCCCAAGCAAAAAAGACAACAGAGTAGCTAACTTTCGATGCCAAAACTGTGGTACCCTGCAGGGAATCGGTACCAGGGACATGCAAAGCGAATTCGAACACAAGTGCCCTGTTTGCGGTTTATGCATGGTTTTTAATCGGCAGCCACGTCGACTGGACGGCAGGCAGCAAGCAGCAAACAAACGCATGATGCTTGGCAATGATGATCCACGGCCTAACCCATTGAAGGATCTAGAGAAGATAGTTGAACAAATGACTCAGATTGATAATGCCCGGCGCAGCAGTGTCGAGAGACAACATGCCGAGGCAAAAATTGAAGCAGCCAAACGGCTAGTGAAGGTGAGTAGAATATGATTGAGGACGAAATTTTCTACGCTAACAGTACACTCAAGCAAATCCGTGTGTTAGGCAGCAACGTGAAAGGAACAAGACTTCACATTTACATCAACGGTAAAGACATCTCCGACACCATAGATCTCCAAGAAGTCAAAATCACCGTTGACAAACCAGAAGTAAAACCAGGAGCGTAAACTAAATGCCGTGGGATATAGGACAAGAAACTCAGGTCATAAGAAAATCGGAAACTGCATTCGAAAGAATAGATCCTTTTATGCAGTCAATACAGAAGCATGATCGCACGGTCATCCCCGAATTCTCGTGGATGCCCCAGTACATGATACGTGAACCCCTCTACAATTTTGAGGAATTGATGCTTGTTGCACGTACAAACTGGGTTTTGAAACGTACTTTTAACGCAATCATCCGGGAGACGCTGAGTCCAGGTTGGACTATTGAACCTGCGTTCGCTGGCAAATGTATGTCCTGCGGCAAAGAATACAGAGATTGGCCAGTTAAAAGTGAAGGCAAATGCACCCAGGAGATCCAGGATCCTTCTAATCCATTAGCTACACCTGTAGTCTGCGGTGGACCGCTGCGGCGTCCCAGCCCCGAACAATACGATCGCGCCCTGCAGTTGATTACGCGTCCTGCAGAAGACATCACATTCTATCAATTGATGTATTCAACTTTAGCCTATGACCTGGCGCTTAGCAACTACTTTCTAAGTATAAGTTATAAGTATGTTTCAGACCCGGAGTTTCCTAACGATTTCATCAAGATTCCATCGGAACTGAACGTTGAAGATCCCCGGTACATGCGTGCTGTTGCAGATGACAAAGGGCACCTGGGTGATCCAAAGCAGCTTTTTTGTCCAGATTGCTGGCGGCCTGATCTGGTGTACACGGCGCCACAGGTAGATTGCCCGATCTGCGGTAAAGCCTTGGAGAAAACAGCTTACGTTCAACGCATCGGTGGCGCCATCAAAGCACGCTTCACCAAAGACGAGATCATTCATGCAGGTGAAGACCGCATTTTACCCAACATCTACGCTGAAAGCAAGATCATCAGCCTCTGGAAGATCCTCATAACCATCCAGGCAATGGATGACTTCAACTTGGATCTCTATACTGAAGGCAAATTGGGCAGCATAGTGAACTTCCCTGGGCATGAACAGGAAGAAGTAAACGAAATCATGGATCAATTCGAGAACGAGGCAATGAAGAAACGCGTTTATGACCCTGTTCTACGGCGTTTCCGCACCACAAAGAAAGTTCGCACCATGATGATTGGCAGCAAAGAGAAGATTCAAGTTACAAAAGTCATGGAAGACTTCAAACGGATGCAGTCAATTGACTACTACAAGATCTGGCAGGCGGCAATTGCCAGTGTCTACAGCGTTATGCCCATATTCACAGGATCAGTCGACGGAAAATCAGGCACTACACCAATGATGCAGGTCACTGTGCAAGACCGCGCCATCCGGGAACACCATAAAAACCGCGAAGACCTCATGAACCACAGAGTTTTCCCAGCTTTCACAATCACAGACTGGCATCTACACTTCAATACACTCGAGCTACGAGACGATGTACGCCTGGCACAGATTGGACAGGTCAAAGCAAATACAGCTTTCACCTGGCTTAAAGCAGGATTCGACGTGCGCCTCAACGATCATGGGGATATTGAGGTTTCTGGCATGGGACGTGCCCCTCAAGCAACCAGCCCGAAGGGTTTTGGGCCGCCCAGTAAAGCAGAAGGCATGCCGATTGAGTCTGAAGCTACAGGAATGCTGCGGGAAAGAACAGGTGCGTATGCGCCGAAGCCAGCTGGAGACCAGGGAGAAGCATACAAGTCAGATGTATCCAGGGTATACGGCTTAATGCACACAAACAAATGGATCAACCCACTGGATTCTACGGAAAAAGAGGACTTAAGCCGGAGGGCATAGTCTTTTGACCGCCTCTACTCAGTCTTCCGTGCCAGGAAGATTGGATGATAAGCAACTTGTGTTCGATCATGCACTGGCACATGCCCTTTTTATGCGTAAAAGGGAGACTCCGGAGGCGGTTTCAGACTGGAGTATAGTGGATTTAGTGGATTACCACAGCCTTTTGGTATCCGAAATAGGCCATAGAGGCATGTTACATGAGGTAAAAGACGACTTAGATGGCATTCCAGTGAACGCTGTAACGGTCCAGGGACTGCGAAATAGTGCTGAACAGATCGCTGCGAAGAGTCTTTATCTGCCTGCGCCTGCTGCAGAACGCATCTGGAAGGGTGAAAAAACCCTCATAGTTAAGGGTAGAAGCTATACTGGCATGCTAAACAAGGCATTATACTACGGAGACGTCAACTACATCTATGGTGTAATCAAATTAACTGATGTGCACACCATAACTGACAATGACTTCCAGAAAAGCATAGGTAAACATTGCCTAACAATGGATGAAAGAAAGAAGTTCTGGCCAGAAAACACAGTGCTTTACGCCTACGCCTTTCAGATTCTATGTAAATTTGATGTACCTTTGGAGTATGAGTACCCAAGAGGCGTCAAAGTTTTCTTTCCAACGCCTAAATGGGTTAACAACTCATCTGAATTAACCATAGCAGTCAACATAGATACAGCTGTAGCTAAGAGAGACACGTCTCTTTCACTGCCAGAGTCCTACTTAAAAGCTGAAGTTGCACCTGGAGTCCGAGAAACTCTCCATGAAATCAGCAAGGCAGGTACACTTATCTTGTTTACTGATCGAGACAGCCGCTATTATGAGATGACAGTCAACTGGATCCACAAGAACGAGATTCCACATGCTGCTTTCATCGTTGGAAAGATACCTGCAGACATAATCTTAGCTGACACATCTACGTTTGAACCAACTGTGCTGCAGGATATAGCATTCCAGAAAAGCTTTATCAAAAAATATTCTTCTGACGCAGCGGATTTTCCCGGCAATTTTTTTCCAGGGCGAACATCTGAAGGCGTTATGACAAACGTCTATAGTCCTGAATCTGCACCTGCAAGTCTAGAACACATGGCCAACGTCGACAACTATGATCCGCATAAGTTGTCAAGTCTTACTCTTATGGAAGACCATATAACGGTTCATCAATGGTGGAACGCTACAAAACAGGGGCAGCCGTTTCGTTTTGACCGTGCAACAATCAAGGAACTGCATGACGCGATCGTGCGTGAACTTGATAGCCGAGGGCTACCGCTGCATAAGTCCGAGATCATGAAGTCCGGAGGCTACAGTTTAGCGCCAGGAGGAATCATCGGCGTAAACAATATGGGCGGAGGCGAACTGTTGCCGCCTTCGCTGGAACAAAACATGAAAGAACCTAGCCCTTTGCAGTATGGTTATGCACCAGAAAAGAAGCCAGCTGAGAAGGAAGGGTTCTTCTGGCCAGGCCACCGCAAAGACCCAAAGACCGGTAATGTTCTTCCTTCAGATAGACCGCCTGTGAATCCAATGCGTAAGCAGGATGATTGGAACATAAGATTTCTTGGAACAGCTGGCAGCCACGAGACAGAGAACCGTCATAACAGCAGCATAATCTTCCAGGAATCTGGAACAGATATTCTTGTTGACTTAGGCAGCCAAATTGTCGTCGACAAAATCATGACGAAACTTGAAGCTGCAGTAATCACCCATGGTCACCCAGATCATACAGCGGCGTTGCCCCTGCTGGATCCTGCAGTGCCCATCTACATGCATCGTGAAACCTGGCGGGATCTACTGATGCATCTGCCTGAGATCGCTGATAAAATCAAAGACCGCGAAATCATTCTAGTTGATACACAGAATCCAATAGCGATCGGAGTTTGCCATGTTGTTTGGCTGCCAGTTGAACATCACGAGGAATTCAAAACATACGCTATCAGCTTCCAGGAAGACGTTCTCTACAGCCCAGACTTTTCTTCTCTTCCAGATGATTACTTGAAAAACATAGGCACCTGGATCATTGATGGCAACGTCATGATGAAGGATGAAGAACCTACACCTGCAGCAGGAGTAACAATCGTTGACGGCCCACAACTTCACAGTGGACATCAAAGCGTGCTTACTTCTCTTAAGCAGGCGCAGCGCATGAAGGTTCCACGAGTAGTTGTTACGCACTTCAGTGTGCAGAACGACAAGATCTCCCAGGAGAACCTGCCAACTTTACTTGCAAATTTGGCGTTGCAAGCTGGGTACACAGGCGACGTTTTAGGTGCAGGAGACGGCTTTGTTCTTCCAGGAGGACTCCAGGGATGAGTGTCTTCAAACGGTTTTACCATTTGGTTCATCGCCATTGCCAAGAGATCGCGTTATCAAAAGAACAGATTGAGGCGAAGAAAAAATGAGGCGTGCACCACTTTGGTTAATGATATTTACAATTGTAGAAATTGCAGCAATTTGGTTGATTGGTTGGCCAATGTACGTTGTCGGTAAAAGAAAAATGGAGAGTCCAGCATGGGCGAAGAAACACCGGAATATGTAGATCGTAGAATGCGGGATAAGCAAAGCATCTACAAGTGTCTAGACTGTGAAGACCAGGCTGATCGTGGACACGCAAGTAACTATCTTTTTCACCGTGCACAAAGAGGAAACAAATGCCCAGTGTGCGGCGGCAACAAAGTTCAGAAGATTAGCATAAGCGTAGTTATGGAGTATCGCTGGAACAAAAGTGTACGTTTTACACTTAACGGATTGCGCGGTCAAGCATTGCCTTCTGTTCCAAAACTACAGGTGTAGATTAAGCATCCATATTACGGCGATCACAAATAAAACGGCGCCGGCAAATGCCCGCAAATATCTTTCTGAATCAAACCATACGTTGTGGTATTGTCCATCTTTTACCCAGGCGCTTCCAAGGCCGTCAGCTATAACGCAGACACCTATGATTAAAACGATCAAAGCTAACCAGTTCATTATTGTGCCCCGATTGCGTTCATGTAGCTTTCCAGAAGTGGTATATTGATTGGATCACTTGGTAAGAAGTTGTCTTTGTTGTCGACTATGCAGAATGCTTCACTGGAGTAAACGTGCCACCATGCCCAGGTTAACTGAACTTTTTTGCCCCAGCTGATCGCAACTGGACCAGTTGTATTTTTGCCAGTAAAGTAGATCGCGTGCCCGCCTATTATTGTTCGGTCTATTGGATCTGTGAGATCCCAGTTTTTATTTGCTTTAAACTGTTTCATAGTGGTGTTAGTCATATTGACTGCAATACCAGCACCATTCAGCAAATACATTGCTTGTCCTAGAAGCATGTCGGCTTTGGCCATTTCTGCAGCAAGAGTTGGATTTGTAGGTGCCTGCCCCCACCAATCGTTTGCAACTGGAAGCTGTAGGAAAGCGTAAATGTCGTAATGTTTTCCAGCTGCCTGCCAACCATTTTTTCTCCAGGCTGTGAGAGAATCCAGCATGCTTAAGCCGCCGTCTGGCTTTGGAGAGACAGCGTTCTTGAGAAAACAGCTTGATGGTTTGTATCCCTGTTCAATCCAATATTCGTTGAGAACCTCGTTTGTTGTGATCGGGATTTGTTTTTTCTGAGAACAATACTCAAACCGCAGGGTTTGGTTGGCACGCCAAGCCATTACACAGTCGCCCCACATGTCGTTGCCAAACATGTTTTCCTTGAAAGAAATTTGGTCTATGTCAAAAGATTCTGGGATCGGCGGCAATGGCACAGTTGGAGAAAGCATTTCTGCAAACTGTAGGTTCCGTACATCAATACGTGAAGGATTTAACCCAAGTTTCAAAGGAAAACTATCTTTGGCTGTCATGCATCTACGTTAGAGGTATAAGTATTTACGTTTTCTGTTCAACAGAACGCTTAAAAACATAGTTAACCGAACGGTCTCTGTTGATTAAGATGCGAACAGACGTAACTACCTTACTTTCTGACCTGGAGAAAAGCGCTTTTGCCGGAGATCCAACGGCGAAAATGGTGCTTGAACACCCAATTACAAATTATCTGTTGAAAGAACTTGTCGAAAAACCGTATCCATCTTACATTAGAATAGATGCACGGTTCACTTCTGACAACATATTCAAAGACGGCAAACGCCGCTTAATCGGCGGATACGCCAGTGTGGAAGTAATCGATAAACAAAACGAACTTATCACGCTTCCAGCCCTGCAGAATGCCCTCACAAAAATGGTTGCTGCAGGAGAAAAATACGCCAATGTAAACCTCGAACATAGCAACATAACTCTTGGTAAAATTCTCCTGGGTGAACACATCAAAGACAGCCAGGGCAAAGACCACTACACCCATGTGGATGATCGCGGACTCTACGTTCTCTGCGAATTACGAGATGACTTAGAGATTGCAAATCGCGTTTGGGATATGGCTTGCAAGGGCGAACTGAATGCTTTCAGCATAGGCGGAAGATGCCTCAAACGACGTCCAGTAGCGAAAGGATCCATGGGGCCGTTCTGGCAGATTGACGACATTGAACTCTACGAAGTTACCATCTGCAAACGTGGCAAGAACACGCTGTCAGGATTTGAGGTTCTCAAAAGCTACAAAGACATGGGACTCATAGATGAAGCCACATTCATAGCGAAAAGCGCAGAACTTTCCAAAGGCGAACAGATCCTCAAAGAACTCAGCATCATGCCAAACATCCTGAATAAAACATTCATTCTCCGGGAGAACTTTGTGTGCCAGGCAGACATCATAGCGAAAGGAGATAGCCACTCAGTAGACTTGATTGTGAAGATGGATGCAGAGAATCCGCTGCGTCGACAGATCCAAACACAATTCAGCAAAGCTATACCTGCAGAATGCTGGCCAGATCTAGGCTACGTCTTTGGCACAGACGCTTCAGCTTACCCGGATGCAACACCGCTGTTTCACCTGGCGTTAATTCCTGTAGCTAAAGCAGATCCAGTGCCTGCTGCAGCAGGAGTCGACGGCGCCATCGCATTGATCGAACAGAAGCCAGAAGGCCACAAGTCTAAGCCGAAAGAATACGTGCATATCCCAGATGACCAGTTTGCAGATCCAGCGAACTTCAAGTATCCTCTCGATGAGGAACACGTGCAAGCTGCCTGGAACTATCTTCACGTTGACAAGAACCGCGAAGCAGGCGGATACTCAGAAGCCGAGTGGTCTGAAATGAAAGGAAAAGCTAAGGCTGCCATGAAAAAATTTGGTCATGAAGTAGCTGAAGAACAAGAAAAAGCCTCAACCGAACAGTCAACAGTTACGCTAGAGAGTAACGTTGACAGAACGCTTAAAAACATAGATAGCCGAGAGAGATCAACAGAGGACGAGAATTTGTCAAATATAGCTAAAACAATAGGAACACAAGAAATTGTTGGAACAGGTACTGGCCCCAGCGAAGGCAACAAAGTTGGAACCAGCACCACAGGACCAGCAATCGCCTCACGAAAAACCCGCGTAGCCAAAATGGAAGAATTACTGAAAAAAGCAGGTATGGATCCAGCAGCCATAACTGATGACCCGCCAGAAAAAGAAGCCGCTTGCCCACCCGCACCAGAGAAGGAAGCTGCATTTC